CACCATACCATCAACGCCTCCACCTCCCAAGAAGCTCGCATTCGCGGCGTTGACTAGCACAGTGGTACCCTCAAACATGTCTTCTGCCCAACGAACGCGACCGACCGCTGGCATGACAGGAACTGACTCGAGTTTGGTAACAGGAGCATCTTTCACACCTGACGGGCGAGATGTGACGCCAGGATGGGTGACAGTCGGCTTGACGCTGGCGTTAGCTCGACTCTCATCAACGCTGATACCCCGTTCAGAAGGGGTTTTAACTGGGCCGACGTTCGACTCGCCAGCCACTGTCACAGCTTTAGAGAGACCAGGCATATACTGCAGCAACACCGTAAAGGCCACATCCGACATAGCGTCCCACTGAGAGTCAGAGAGCAGCTCGGTAGCTCCTTTCACAAAGTAAAGCACGCACTCGCAGCTCGGATGCTTAGCGTCAACAAGCTGTGCATCAATCAAAAAATCAAGGTCGGGCTTGCTAGTATCACAAAAATATTTGCAACGTAACTCTTTCGATGGGGACGCCATCCACTTCGCATGAATGCTCTCAAGCAACAGTTTGTTGTACTCACCCTGCAACCCAACCTTACCCGTGTCTACAAGTGCAGCATCAGATATCCAGGGACACGGGTAATCAATTTGCATGTCAGCCACAGTTCTAAACACATGAGTAGGCTCGCTGACTGGACCTTTCGCGGTCGGTCTTGACTTCTTAAACATCTCACAGTCACCAGCAGTGAAGTGAACGTTGTACATCTTCCGATAGTGCATGAAATGGCCAGGGGCACACGCCAGATTTACTACAAGTTCATCGGTCTTCAAACCACGACAAAGCAAATCCAATTTATCCTTCATATGTCCTGGTTTCTTCTTTTGAGTGTGCCCTGCACTATAGGCATCTCTCAACAGGGGTATCCATTTATGACCGGGATCAGTCTTCTTGACATTGATGTAGTCTTCAGCAGTAAAGCCACTGCAACCACGCACTTCCTCCCAATCGCCCTGGCCATCCTTTACTCTAAATTTTAGAGGCTCCCCAGACCAACGGGCGCCAACTTCCACATCTACATCAGTACAATCATGATAGTCCGAGACAGCCTCACTCGCATTGCTGCTCTTGCTTGCCGTCCACTCAACCTCAGTCGAGCGGGTTGACCAATCGCTGGCCAGTGCATCAGCATCAACATCGCCGGATTCTCTATCAGCGAGCTCGTTTAGCCACGATCGTGCATTCAGAGCCAAAGAGCCAGAAAAGTCTCTATCCACATCAGGCATACAAGATCGTGGCAAACCACGATATCGCCTGCAAACAACGTGCATCATCTCACTTCCTGCTGGTCTTGATCTAAGCCTGACTAACTCAACAAGATGGAAATCATTGTACAGCACACACAACAAAGCAGCACTCTCATGAGTGAGAGGCGGAGTCTCTATCACCATATTGGCCATTGAGGCCAGACGAGTCAAGGCCACCAACAAGTCAGGCCATGTATCCTTCCACTTGACCTCTCGTCTGACCAATGGCGTAGTGATGACAGGACAACTCAGCCCAACATAAAGAAAAGAAAGAGAACCTTGCTTGACCTTACT